TAATATTTCCGTTTTGTAACAGCATTCGGTGTATCTGGATAGGTAAGAGCGACCGTCATTAAAAAAAACCAATAATGTGGACCCCATATTACAGGATCAAATATAGGTGCATAAGGATTTTTTTTATTATTCATAGTATCCGCCATTTTCTAAAACAAACTATATAGAAACGTTGGATTATAATACTATAATATAAACTATTTAAAATGGCGTCAATGAGTAAAATATATTGTAATAATTGTTCAAAACAGGGACATATGTATCATCAATGTAAAATGCCGATTTTAAGTATTGGTACAATCGTATTTAAAGAGGTTCCCTCGACTTTCAAAGAGGTTCCCTCGGTAAACCCATCATTGAATGATATAACAAAATGTGATTCTAAAACACATCTTCAATTTCTTATGATACGTAGAAATCACAGTTTTGGATTTATGGATTTTATTCGAGGAAAATATTCGATTTATAATAAAGATTTTCTATTGAATTTATTTAATGAAATGACAGATTATGAAAAAAATATGATTCTTATAAGCGAGTTTAAAGAGCTATGGTGTTATTTATGGAATAATAGGGATAGTTTTTTACAGTATAGACAAGAACAATCTGTTTCAGAAGAAAAGTTTAATTCATTAAAATCAGGTATTTTTTTTCAAAATTCATATTATTCTATTAAATCGATTATTGACGAATCGAGTACACAATGGAGAGAACCAGAATGGGGATTTCCAAAAGGTCGGCGTAATAATTATGAGAGAGATTATGATTGTGCTTTACGCGAATTTCGCGAAGAAACTGGTTATTCAATAAACTGTCTTAAAAATATCGAAAATATAATGCCCTTTGAAGAAATCTTCACTGGTTCGAATTATAAATCATATAAAAATAAATATTTTTTATTAAAAATGCTTAATGAAACTCCAAAGTCAGTAGATCATTTTGATAAAAGTGAAGTAAGTAAGATGGAATGGAAGACATATGAAGAATGTATGGAATGTATTCGACCATATAATTTAGAAAAAAAACAGATGCTAACGAATATTTATCAGGCATTAATGACATATAAAATGACGGGATAAATCCCCTCAATCTAAAAACGTTTCATTATATGAATAATAATATCTATATAATGTAAGAAATGGATAAAGACGAGAAATCAAAACAAAATATAACAAAAAGAAAACGTTGTCCAAAAGGTCAAATGTATGATAGGACTACTGGAGAATGTAAACCTAAAATAGAAATACAGTCGGATATTCGCCAACCTGCAGAAATGAAAGGTATAAAAGAATTATTTGGTGATGTTTTATTGCCTTCTTCTTATTCTTCTTCTTCTGAAAAAGTCGAACCACTTGAAAATAAACAAAAACGTTGTCCAAAAGGTCAAATTAGAGATCCTATCACTAAAAAATGTATTCCAAAACAAACCCGTGTAGCTATTCCTAAAATAAAAAGAAATAAAACAAATAAAATACAATTAGTTTTAGAAGAACAAGAAGAAGAACAAGAAAATAGACAACCCGAAAATTCTATAAACGATTTGATAGACTTTACTAGTCAATATAAAGGTATTATTTCAGAAGTACCTTTAGTTGATGAAGAATCGAGCGTAGATGTAATGATAGATACTGTAAAACCGGATTCTAATGAAAATGAATTCAATCAAAAAAAGGAAGAAAAAGATGAATATGAGAATCCTACAGAAGAATATTCCGAATTATATCCTAGTTTAAACGATCCCGAATTCTCTCATAAAATCGCATCAAAAAAGGAATTTGCCGATACAAAATACGATGGATCTCTCTATCCGATCGAACAAAAAGCCAATGAAATGTGCGAATCCGATTTTGAATTAATGCCCCACCAAGTATTTATCCGAAATTTCCTTTCTTACCAAACCCCCTATAATAGTCTACTTCTATATCATGGTTTAGGATCAGGAAAAACGTGCTCTGCAATTGGTGTTGCAGAGGAAATGCGCGCATATATGAAACAAAGTGGTGGTATAAAAACAATTCTTGTTGTAGCTTCGCCCAATGTACAAGATAATTTCCGATTACAACTTTTCGATGAACGTAAGTTAAAAGAGGTCGGTGGACAATGGAATCTGAATGTGTGTATAGGAAATACTCTATTAAATGAAATCAATCCGACAAGTATTTCTGGACTATCGAGAGAACGTATTATTGCGCAAATCAATACGATTATTCGAAAATCCTATGAATTTATGGGATATAACGAATTCGCGAATTATATTACACGAAAAATCTCCGTTTCAGACGATCGTGGTTATGATTCAACAATTCAAAAGAGTATGACGCTGAAAAATATTGAGAATTATTTTAATGACCGACTCATTATTATTGATGAAATCCATAATTTAACTTTAGCGGATAATAAACAGAAGAAAACATCAGTTCTTTTACAAGTCATTGCAAAACATTCGAAATCTATGCGACTTCTACTTCTCTCTGCAACCCCTATGTATAACTCGCCAACAGAAATCGTATGGCTAGCGAATCTTATGAATATAAATGATAAACGTTCTTCTATCAAAGTTTCGGATGTTTTTGATAGAGAGGGTAAATTCTTAGAGATATCAGAGGAAGAAAAGGCTACTAAAAAAAATACAGAATCGGGTAAGGACCTTCTTAGAAGGAAACTGACTGGCTATATTTCATATGTCCGTGGAGAGAATCCATATACTTTCCCATATCGTGTTTATCCGGATATATTTGCGCCTGAGCGTAGTATTCGCTCGAATAAATATCCCGAAAAACAGATGAATCAGAAGGATATTGACCAGCCATTAGAACATGTGCCTGTTTATTTAAATGAAATCGGGGAATATCAAGAAAAGGCATATCAACTCATGGTAAAATCATTAGAGGATACAGTGGATTCCTTTGAGAAGATGGAAGGTTTTGGATATACTGTTCTACTCGCCCCCTTAGCATCCCTTATTATTACTTACCCAAATGAAACCCTCGATAAAATGATAAAGGAACAATCCTCCGATAAAAAAGTCTCTGGATTTATCGGCGAAACCGGTCTGAATACCGTGATGACCTATATTGAACAGAAGCCCACAGAAGAAAATCCGATTCCCCTTCGCCATTCATTCCAATATAGACCAGAAGTTCTAAAACGATATGGTCCGATTTTCAAACCTGATAGAATCGGTAAATATTCGGCAAAAATCGCGGAAATCTGCCGCTTAATAAAATCATCTTCCGGTATTATTCTCATCTATTCCCAATTTATCGATGGCGGATCCGTTCCAATGGCCCTCGCCCTAGAAGAAATGGGATTCGCCCGTTTCAGTACTGGCCAACATAAGAATCTGTTTAAGAAACCCCCGACAGAAGCAATCGATGCACTATCTATGAAACCTAGATCCGAGCATTTATTAGATCCCCAGCAAAATGGCGTATTTCAACAAGCGAAATATATGATGATCACTGGTCATAAAGAATTCTCTCCAGATAATTATTCCGATGTGAATTATTTAACGAGTCCAGATAATATTCACGGCGAAAAAGTTAAAGTGGTTTTGATATCCAAGGCAGCGGCCGAGGGTCTCGATTTTAAACATATTCGCCAAGTCCATATTTTAGAACCCTGGTATAATATGAATCGTATTGAACAAATTATTGGCCGCGGTGTACGTAATGGAAGTCATTGTAAATTACCTTTCGCTGAGAGAAATGTCGAGATTTATTTACATGGTTCTCTCACGAAATCAGGAGAAGAGGCAGCGGATTTATATGTTTATCGACATGCTGAGAAAAAGGCGAAAAAGATCGGCGAAGTTACCCGTGTTCTAAAAGAAGTCGCCGTCGATTGTATTCTGAATATTTCCCAAACAAATCTTACTGAGGAGAGACTCTTTGAACTAGTAGAGAATCAAAATATTCAGATACAGTTACCGAGTGGTCCCCTAATAAAATATAAAATCGGCGATAAACCCCATACCGATATTTGTGATTATATGGATACGTGTTTTTCAAGAACAGAGTGTCATACTAAAAAAAATATAGATATACCCGAAGATCAAATTGACGCCTCTACCTATGAATCGGAATTTATGAAAACATCGCTTATAACTATGATGAAACGAATTCGCGATTTATTTCGAGAGAAATCAGTATATCGTTTTAAAGATATACAACAAAATATCAATCTCTCAAAAATATATCCGGAAGAACAAATTTACTATGCACTTTCGAAATTTATAGATTCAAAATCTGAAAAACTAGTAGATAAATATTCGCGTTCTGGATATATGGTAAATCGTGGTGAGTATTATCTTTTCCAGCCGAATGAAATAACGGATGAAAATGCATCTATTTACGAACGTATTATACCAGTAGACCATAAACGAGAGAAATTACTTTTAGAACTACCCACAGAGAATACTTCTAAGAATATCATGATAAATTTACAGCGAAGTACTAGTAACGATTCAATCGAAGGTGAGTCTACGAGTGATTATTCGAATATCGCCATTCAATTAAAAAAAGCGGTGGATACTGTTTTCCAAGAGGTCCAGCTTTTAAAAGGTTCAGAGAGAGATTGGTATTTACATGCGAATAATGTATTACATTTTATAAATAATCCAGAAAATGAAAAGATGTCGATTATTAAAAATATTATTCCGAGAGAAACGATTCTAAAATATATTATTTACCATTTTATCGATTTTTTACCCTATTCTGATAAAGTCATAATATTAAAAAATAGGAATACTGAAATGGATCAGATACCCGAACAAATACATAAATATATGAAACAATATTTCGAAGAAAAAATAGTAGCTGTTCGAAATACTCATGGTATTGCATTAGTGAATAATAAAGAAATTTTATATTTAGTAGAAAATCTAGAGAGTCCGAATAGTTGGGTAAAAGCGAGGTCGGAAGATGAGGATAGAATTATGACGGAATTAAAACAATCGATCGTACCATATGAAACAATGTTTCCACTTGTTGGATTTATACATTTATTTAATCCTGCATATGGAATGTCGTTTAAAATAAAAAATATGGTTCCTGGAAAACAGAATAAAAATAATAAGGGTGCTCGTGCAGATCAAGCCGCAAAACCAGATTTAGTAAATAAAATAAATATGGTTTTAGAATACGAAGAAGATATTTTTGCACTAACTACCAGTGTTAGAACAATCGGTATTTCTGTATTATTAGAGTTATTTATGCGGTATAAAACAGATGAAGAAGGTGCGAATATGTTTTTTACTCCGGAATTAGCGTTGGTGAATCGGATTGTGGATTTATAATGGTTGGGGTTTTTATATATTTGGATGATATAGTATCATATTATTTGATGATACTATAGGATGAATAGAAAGAATAGAAATGATTAACGACGTCTGGATTTACGTTGTTTCTTGGATTTAGTTTTTCTTTGTTTTTTGGATTTTTTAGACTTACGCTTACCGCCAATTTCTACCTGTATCCATGATCTACAATCGTTTAGATTATATTTTTTTCTACATTCATTTAATCTTGTTACACAGTCATCACGACAAGGCCCCCCAAATTCAATTTTTCCTGTATCAACAGTATATTCTCTTATTTTATTTGAAGTAGGAAGATGGTCTTTAAATGCAGAACCGTACGGCATTCTTTTATAATACCCTTAGAAAATTGATCCTAAATAATGAAATAATTAGAAACCACATAAAATCTATTGATTATTATAATACAGTATAGACTTTTCTAAAATATGACATCAAGAATTCCTAAATCAAATATGGATAAATCAAGAGTCGATCGACAGAAAGATCAAGAAAAAGACTCTCAAGAGCCAAGAAAACGCTATGGTCCTTATATTAAATCGCTCCTTGAACAAAAGGTTTTTCTAAAGATTACCGAAATCGGTCAAAATATCAAGCCGAATTTAGAACGAATGATTTCGGCGAAAGTTGAAGGAAAATGTACCGTCGAAGGGTATATTCGACCGAATTCTGTTCATGTAATCAATTACTCCGCAGGGAAAGTTAATGGAGAATATGTAGAATATCATGCAATTTACGAGTGTATGGTTTGTCATCCTGTAGAAGGTATGGATATTGAATGTGTTTGTAAAACATTGACGAAAGCGGGTATTCATGCAGAAGTCGTCGACCAATCTGGCCATATCCCGATTACAATTTTCATTTCACGTGACCATCATATGAATCATCATGAATTCGGACTTGTAAAAGAAGATGGACGACTTCTCGTGAAAATTGTAGGAATTAGATTCGAACTGAATGACCCCTATATATGTGCGATTGGCCGACTTTTAGAGAGAATCGAAGACCAGGGGCAGAGGAGAATCACGATTCATAATGATGCATAATATATAAAAAATACAAGTATCTATATAAATACTTGTATTTTAATGGTAAGAAGTAGATGTTTTATTTGATTTTTTACACCATTTCACATTTTAAACGCTGACATTTAAGGGTCGGCATCTTTGAATGTGATTTGGTAACTGTTACTTTATAACCGATAAATTGCCTTTTTTATATCCGATAAATAGGCATTGAAAGGTTAAATGTGTAATAAGAAAAAAGTTTTTATTTTTATACTGTTAGTGTTTTTTCCAAAACTCATCATTTATTCTTTATAAGTAATCGGCTTTTTGTTATGAACATTTTTCATTAAGGGTCAGATTATTCACTGCTTGCATAGTGTGGTAAATAACGACAGATTTGGATATTCAATACTGTATTATAATGTAGGATACTTTTTTTATTATTTTATAAATCAATTTTTATATTGGAAAAACTCATATTTTTAGTTACAAATAAAATAATATAGAGTATTCTATAATATTCTTATATCAAATATAGATTATCGAATAACGATGACCACTGCCTATCCAATTACTGAAATCGAAAATATAAAACGATCGATAGATATATTATCGAAAACCCATCATATTGAGATTTTAAAAATATTAAAGAAATTTCCAGAAGTAAAATTAAACGAAAACAAAAGTGGAGTTTATATAAATTTAACTTTTCTACCAAAAAATGTATTGGATTCTATAAATGAATATTTAATATATATTAATGGTCAAGAAAAGATGCTCGAATTAGCTGAGAATGAAAAAATATTTTTTAAGAACCAAATTAATTTACAAGATGATAATCAATCAGAAAAAGAAGATAAAGATAATTTCCCAAATAAATATAGTTATATTTGTTAAAAAATGATTCATTCCTATCCAAGTATTCATAATATTTTTTATTCAAATAAAACATATGGTTATGAAGACATTTTACGTTTACAAAAATTTTGTTTATCATCAGAGTATTTAGTACGATCATCTCAGCATATACAATCAGAAATTTTAGAAAAATCTGATATTTCTGCAGAGGTAGATTCTAATGAAAATGAAGAAAAGAGACCCTCAGAAGAACCTCCCAAAAATGGAAAATCAGATTCAAAAAATGAAAAGTTGGCGACTTTTACAAAATCTGATTCTTCAAAATATTGGATTCCTGATAAACCAGATACACTTTTTTGGTCGGTTTATATTTCGGTAAATGGATTCTCTGATTATTACCAGATTGGACATCTATATGGGAAGCGTATTTTGGAAGAAAAATTGAAAATTGCGAATTGGATAAAGGAAAATCCAAAGATATTAAAAACATCGAATTATAAATTTACGAATGAATCTATACAAGAAACAATATCGGAATTTATGGTAGACCAGGTATTATCTTTTAAGGGGCTCGCTGCGCTCGCCTTGTATTATAAACGAACGATTTATCTTTTAGAAGAGAAACGTAAAATATATTTGAAATTTGTATCGGAAGATAGTTTGGATCCTATTTATATTTATTATCATGATTTTATGCGAGGAAATCATAAATATAAGATTTTAAATGACGAAACTAATAATGATACTTCCTTTATAAATGATTGGTTTTGTTTAGAAACTGTTTTAAAACCATTAAAGAGTATTGGAAATTATAAATCCGATGAATTAATTGCGATTGCGAATAAGATAGGAATAGAAGTACCTGTAAAGTCTAAAAAACCAGAGTTATATGAGCTAATAGTAAAACAGTGTTCTTGGTATAAGGAACGATAAGGAACGATAAGGAACGATACAAAATAGAAAATTGATTTTAAATAAAATTATATACAGATATATTATACTCTTTATATAATGTCTGAAAAAGAAGATTTGAACGAAGGTAATATAGAAAAAACAGAAACAGAAATAAAAAATCCAAGAAGAGACTCTATAAAAAAACAGATGGAAGATGCAAAAATAGAACTTCAATCACAACTAGAATCCTATTTAGAAAGTACACCAAGAATTGATGGAAAACAAAACGAATTTGAGATTCGGTTTGGTACAAAATCTGTGAAACCATTTTCTAGAACCGATTATGATAATGTAGTACGTCAATTGAAAACTGCTGGTTTCTATAGTACGAATGAAATAGGTGAACAGCTTCTACGTATAAATCCAGAATTTAAGAATCCTAAAACTGGACAAGAAACGATAAGTAATATCCGTGTTGAATTAGCTGGTGGTTTTATTATAGAAAAATTCTGTGAAACGAATGATATTAATAAGCTGATAGAAAAATCTAAAAATTCCATTACATTTACACAAAAAATGGGTCAGAAGGGAAGGGATGAGAGATTTCTTAAAAAAATCGATTTTACAGATATGAATTTTCGCGCATCATGGCAAGTAGAATCAAATTATACTTTAAAATCTCCCGCGATTCAGAATATGCTTTCTACTTGGGGTGATTCTAAAAAAGTATTTCGTTATATGAATCGTGTTCGATTCGAACATGATAAATATCCTTTATTTGCGGATATAAGTATTGTTCGTTCTTCTAGAATACGACGTGGTTTTAATGGAATACCTGTTCCTATACCTGAATATACGATTCAAAAGGCGAATGTCTTTAAAAATCCGATTGTTTATGAAATCGAGTTTGAAATTGATAATAGTAGAGTTGGTCCTGGTACTATTTATAATAAAAATACGGAGTTATTATTATCAGATATACGAAAATGTATACGTATTGTTATGAGTGGATTACAACGCTCAAATTATCCGATATCGTTATCCGAAAAAGAATCTGTTTTAGAAACCTATGAAAAGATAATATATTCTAAAAAAGATGACCAAGACCAAGAAGAACAAGACCAACAAAGACGAAAAAAGAGATTATTTATTGGTCCTTCTTCTGTACCTCTACAAGTAGAGAATATTATAGAAGTTGAATATGACGATAATATGGCTGTTCCTAATATTCGGTATAATTATACGGTAACAGATAAAGCCGATGGTGAGCGTATGTTAGCACTTATCAATTCAGAAGGGCTTATCTATTTCATAGATAAAAATATGAATGTGTTATTTACTGGTGCAAAAACAGTCGAACGAAAATGTTTTAATAGTATTTTAGATGGTGAATTTATTAAATATGGTAAGGAAAACCGCCTTTTAAATTTATATGCAGCTTTTGATATTTATTTTATCAATAAAAAATCGGTAAGAGAAAAGGCGTTTGTTCCAATCAATACAAAAGAAGAAGAATCGGGTGAAATTTTCCGACTCCCATTATTATCAGAATTTATAGGTATGTTAAAACCAGTATCTGTTGTAAAAGAAAATAATGGAGCAGGCTTTTGGAAAGAAGTTACTAAGAAGGGTGAAAAAGTATGGTTTAATCAAAAAACTGGTATTATATCTAATGTGGAACCAGATGCGATCCGTAATTCTTCATGTAATTTACGTGTAGAATGTAAGAAATTCTATATAAGACGTCCTGGAACATCTATATTTACTTGCTGTGACCAGATTTTAAATGCTGAATCTGATGGTATTTTTCCGTATAATATTGATGGACTCATTTTTACACCTTCAAAAACAGGTGTTGGTTCAAATAAACCAGGTGAAGCATGTGAGTATCATAAAGGTACATGGAACCTCTCATTCAAATGGAAGCCATCAAATTATAATACGGTAGATTTCCTTGTTTCTACTGTAAAAGATAAATCAGGTAAAGATAAAATAAGTCATCTTTATCAAGATGGATTTAGTAGTATGGATGGAATTGCACAGTTCAAAACACTAGAACTTCGCTGTGGATTTGATAAAGTAAATCATTTGTTTACAAATCCATTTCATTCTCTTATTATGGGAAATTTTCCTAAAAAAGAAATATCGAAAGAAGAAGAACGTGATCGTTATATTCCTATGCGATTTGTACCATCGAACCCATATCAATCCGATGCTGGATTTACAAATATTCGGTTAAAACCAAATGGAGAGGATATGATTATGATGACAGAAGAGGGCGAATATTTCGACGAAGATACGATTGTTGAATTTAGATATGATATGTCGAGAGAAAATGGTTGGCGATGGATCCCGATAAGGGTCCGTCATGATAAGACACAAAAAATGCAAAGTGGGAAATCGGAATATGGAAATGCATACCATGTTGCAAACGATATCTGGAAATCGTATTATAATCCAGTTACAGAAGATATGATTAAGACGGGCGAAGATATCCCTGATGCAGTCGATAACCTCGATATTTATTATAATAAATCGAAGGATGAATCGCGAACCAAGTCCCTCCGTAATTTCCATAATCTCTTTGTCAAAAAGAAGTTAATTATGGGGGTTTCAAACCGCGACGATATCCTTATTGATTATGCAGTAGGAAAAGCAGGTGATCTACAAAAATGGACACAAGCGAGACTCGGATTTGTTTTAGGAGTCGATATTGCAAATGATAATATTACGAATGTGGTCGATGGGGCATGCGCCAGATATTTAAATGAACATAAACTTTCGGATAATTTACCTGGCGCTCTCTTCTTAAACGGTAATTCTGCGAAAAATATTCGCGACGGGTCCGCTTTCGCTTCCGAACAAAATAAGAAAATTATAAAGGCGGTATTTGGCCAGGGTCCAAAAGACGCATCTTTATTAGGTCGGGGTGTCTATAACCAATATGATATTGCGGCAGATGGATTCCATATCAGTTCTTGTCAATTCGCTGTCCATTATTTCTTTGAATCTCCGATTTTATTACATGGATTCCTCCGGAATCTAGCCGAATGTACACGACTCAATGGATATTTCGTTGGTACATGTTATGATGGTATTACGATTTTCAATGCATTAAAGGGTATTAAAGAGGATGAAATGATTTCATTTATGACGGATAAGAAATCCAATAATAGAATTTGCGAGATTACAAAGAAATATTCGGATACTGGATTCCCAGATGATGAACTATCGGTCGGATATGCTATAGATGTTTATCAAGAAACGATTAATAAGACATTTCGTGAGTGGCTCGTGAATTTTGTCTTCTTCCAACGTATATTAGAAAACTACGGATTTACGCTAGTGACAAAAGACGAGGCAAAACAAATGGGACTGCCCGATGCAACTGGGATGTTCAGTGAATTGTATGAGCAGATGCAGATGGAGATAAAACAGGACCATCGGAAAAAGGCGAATTATAAAGAGGCGCCCTATATGAGCGATGGCGAGAAATCCTTGTCATTTATGAATCGTTATTTCGTGTTTAAGAAAACGATAACAGTAAATGCTGCACAGATCGAGAGAGAGGCTTTAAAGAAAATCAAGATGGTGAATATGGGAGAGGAAGAAGTCGTTGATTTTGGGGATTTGGGCGATCAAGTAGAGGAAGAGAGGAAGAAAAAGGCAGTCACGGGGAAAATAAGGAAATTGAAAGCCAAGGTTATTCTTTCTAAGACGAAACCATCATTGGAAATTAAAGAAGATACAATGGAATCGGATGTTTTAGAAATGCCGAGCGGATTCGGAAAACAAGAGGAAGAAGGACAAGAGGAAGAAGGACAAGGAAATATTCAATTCGTTTTGGATGAAGAGGATAACTTAGAAGAGAAACAGAAAAACGAATCAAATAAAGAGGAATTAGAAGAAGTCGATATAGTAGAAAAACAACCAAAAGAATCTAAACCAGAAAAAATAACAATTCGTGTGAAAAAACCCAAGAAAACGGATAAATAGATTGTAAAAAATATAAAAATCTCTCAAATATGAAATATAATTTATAAAATATATTTCATACTATTTTTTAGAGGGGGTGAATTCCAAAACATATATTCCATTTATGTTATAATATTCTCCATATATTTATTCTCTCAAAATCTATATAAATATTTTCCAAGACACTATATAGTTCTTTAAAAATCATATAAAATAAAATCTAAAAATATGACCTATTTTTTATTACCACGCGCCAATTCTAAAACATATGAATCTATACGATATTCTAAAATAGATCCTTCTGAAAATCCCGTATTTATTTCAGGAACTCTCTCCGACTATCTCTCGTCACTTAAAGAAAAGATTACTCCAAGAGAACGTTCTTGGGATATTTATAAAAAATATACCAATCCATATGAATATATTCATACGCCTGTTCCAATGAAAAAGAAATCTGTTGCGAAAGTGAAACCTATCTCTCGTTCCTATTTTAAAATGATTGAAATATTAAATATATTCGAATTAATACCAGAAACAGATGTAACTATGCAATCAAACTTGTGTGAAATATTTCATCGACCGATAAAAACATTCCATTTAGCAGAAGGCCCAGGAGGATTTATCGAGGCACTCGCAACACTACGCTCTAATCCTGATGATAATTATTATGGAATGACGTTGATTGATAATAATCCACAGTCGAGTGTACCGAATTGGAAAAAAGGTAACGATTTTCTCGGTAGATTCCCAAATGTCCACCTTGAATATGGTGCGGATAATACTGGAAATATATTGGTTTTGGAAAATCTCCAATTTTGTAAAGAGAAATATGGGACGTCAATGGACCTTATCACAGGCGATGGTGGATTCGATTTTTCCGTTGATTTTAATCACCAGGAAATAGCGATTGCGAAACTCTTATATGCACAACTGGCTTTCGCAGTAACAATGCAGAAAAAAGGTGGATCTTTTGTATTAAAAATATTCGATTCATTTATGAAACATACTCTGGATATATTATATTTATTGGCTTCTTTTTATGAAACTGTACATATTATGAAACCGAAGACGAGTCGTTATGCAAATTCCGAGAGATATATTATATGTAAGGGATTTTTATTTGATTCAAATGAGGAATTCTATCCATTTATAGAGAGAGGGTTTATTCAGATGGTAGAACCTATAGAAGAAGAAACAGAAGTTCCATGCCGATTATTATCTTTCGATTTACCCTATTTTTTCGTACAAAAAATAGAAGAATATAATTCAATATTCGGCCAGAAACAAATACAAAATATATATTTTACAATGTCTCTTATTGATAATAAGAATAAACAGGATAAAATCGAAACATTATTAAAAACAAATATTCAAAAATCGATTCAATGGTGTATAAAATATAATATTGATTATAATTTTATACAAAATATTAATATTTTTTTGCATGATATTTCGGGTCTATAATTTTCGGGTCTAAAATTTACCGGGGTCTATAATTTTCGGGTCTATAATTTTCGGGTCTAAAATTTACCGGGGTCTATAATTTACCGGGGTCTATAATTTTCGGGTCTAAAATTTACCGGGGTCTAAAATTTACCGGGGTCTAAAATTTACCGGGGTCTATAAACGTTGTCTTAAAGGTGGATCTTGACAACCAATCGCACCTGTATATTTACATATGACAGGTGTTTTATGTATAGGAAATCCGATTTGATCTTTTAATGTATATTGATGATCCGTTACACCATATGCTAATGCATTTGCTGTAGCTGAACCATATGCGGATTGTAGCTTACTTGCAATATCTGTAATAGTATCATATTTTTTACGTAATATTAAATTACTACTACTGACAGCGCCCTGTACTCCAAATTGCGAATTATTTGGTTTATAATTCATTTTCACATAATTGGATGTAATTAATGGGGATATATTCGAACCTTGTGATGAGTTACTATATGTGCCTGGTGTAAATCCGATAATCTTTTGGAAATTCGTCGAAGGAATAATAATAGAGGGGCTAGTATTTGTTAAACTAACTACTTTTGTAATATTATCAACCCAACTACATGGCTGATTTACACTAACACCAGTACCTAAAATAAAATTACTA